CAGCGTTACATGGCTCCGGGCAATACTCCGACCACCATTATCGGTGCGGCTGACGTTTATATGTCGGACTTTGGCACGATGTCGGTTGTTCCTAACCGCTTCATGCGCGCACGCGATGCTCTGATCCTTGATCCTGAGTACGCAGCACTCGCATATCTACGTCCATTCCAGACTAATGATCTGGCTAAGACTGGTGACAGCGAGAATACTCAGCTTCTGGCTGAAGTTACTCTGGAAGTCAAGAATGAGGCTGCTCACGGCATCATTGCTGACTTGAACATGGCTCTGTAATAAGTAGCAAATAGCCCCTGCCTCACGGTGGGGGCTACCTACGAAAGGATTTATGAGTACTCCGATACGGACTCAAACAGCATTTGAAGACGGTGATGGTGGGATTGTCATCGAGACTAAACAGGATGTAACCGAGATTATCGAGGCCAATAAGCGGCAACTGGACTACGACAAATCTCGCCAAGGACACCTAAACGAGCTTCATCACGTTGCCAGAATACCCTTTACGGTGATTGACGTACTGAATCAGCAGGGGATTATGAAGGGCTTTAACGTGGTGGATGAGATCGGATTTGCTAGGTGGCTGAACGATCCTGATAATGCTGTGTGGAAAACGTACCGGGGAACTGTATGAGAGTAGGAGTTTGCGTACCGTGTAGGGATGAGGTTCATACTGGTTTTGCTTTCGACTTTGCAAGGATGACAGCACACGATGCGTCAGTTCGTTGCAAGGACGGTAAAGGTGGACTAAGCCTTTACACAATGCCGGGAACGCTGATATTTGACCAGCGTGAGAAGTTGGCAGAGGTAGCGTTGAAAGAGGGCTGTGATGCGTTGTTCTTTGTGGACAGCGATATGCGGTTTCCTCCTGACATCATTACTATCCTGCTGAGTCGTGAAGTGCCTATAGTTGGCGTTAATGCGACTACGAGAAGGAAGCCTGTAACACCTACGGCTAAGATGATGACGAAGTATATGGATGGTGATACGTTAGTCCATAAATGGGAGAACATCGATAGTCGTGGTAAAGAGGGTATTGAGGAAGTTACAGCGATTGGCTTTGGTGCTGTACTGATCCGCAAAGAGGTATTTGAAAAGACTGGCAGACCTTGGTTTGATGCTGGATGGGGTAAGAATGGAGTCTGTGGCGAGGATGTTTATTTCTGCGTCAAGGCTGCATCAGAAGGATTCCCGACCTACGTTGACCATGAACTGTCCATGCACATTCGACACATAGGAACCTATGAGTACGGATGGAAAGATTTTGAGCAATTAGAGGAATGATATGCCGTTTACTTCCTATTCGGACTTAAAGACTACGGTAGCAAGCTATCTAGCCCGTAGTGATTTGACCACCGTCATTCCTGACTTTATCCGACTAGCTGAAGAACGGCTGAGACGAGACATTCGGACTCGTCAGATGCTTGTGGTTGCCACAGCGACAACGACTGGCGGTGACTCTACGGTTGGATTACCGACTGATTTCTTAGAGATGCGCGACATACACCTGAACACTAATCCGGTGTTTACGTTGCGCTACAAGGCTCCTAACAGCTTCTATGAGACTGCCAGAACGACTGAGAGTGGCAGACCTGTGGACTATACGATTCTCGGCTCTGAGATTCAATTAGCTCCTATTCCAGATACCACTTATACGTTGCAAATGTTGTATTACTCTAAGCCTACGCTACTGAGTGATACGAATACGAGTAACACTTTCCTAGCGAACTATCCTGATGCGTTGCTGTATGCCGCTTTAGGTGAGGCAGAGCCGTATCTAATGAATGATGCTCGTTTGCAAACATGGTCGGCTTTATATGATCGTGCGATAGCAGCTATCAATACGTCTGACCAGTCGAGTGAGTACAGCGGTCAACCTATGTCAATGTCTTATAACGTGAGGTAAATCATGGCAGAAATGAGTACATACCTCGAAGATGCGCTGATTAACGCGACTTTGAGAAACACAAGCTACACCAGTCCGGCTACGGTTTATGTGGGTCTGTTTACTAGCGATCCGACTGATGCTGGTAGCGGTACAGAGGTATCAGGTGGGTCTTATGCTCGTACAGCGGTGACGTTTGGTGCGCCTAGTGACGGTGTGACTACGAACTCTGGTGCTGTGGAATTCCCACAGGCTACGGCTTCATGGGGTACTGTTGGCTGGATTGGTATTCACGATGCTGCTACTAGCGGGAACCTGTTGTATCACACGGCTCTGGATACATCCAAGACCATCGATAACGGTGACATTTTCAAGATTGCTATCGGTTCTCTGTCAGTAACGCTGGCGTAAGGATAGATCATGCCTTTAGTCGTAAAGGACAGGATCAAGGAGACCAGTACGACATCGGGTACTGGTACGCTGACATTAGCTGGTGCTGCTAGTGGCTTTCGTTCGTTTGCTGACATTGGCAACGGAAACACGACGTACTATGCGATTGTCGATAGCGTTGCTAATACTTGGGAAGTCGGTATCGGAACGTACACATCGTCTGGTACGACTCTCTCTAGGGATACGATCCTCTCTAACTCCTCTGGTACTACGGCTGCGATTAACTTTGCGGCTAACAGCAAGGACGTATTCGTAACGTATCCTGCGAGTAAGGCTGTCTATGGGGATGCTTCAGACATTGCCTATGATGCTCATTTTGCTGCGTCTAACGGTATTTACCTGAACTCTAAGACGGTAGCTACATCTCTGACATTGCCAACTGACTACAACGGCATGAGTGCTGGTAACGTCACATTGAACACAGGTGTAACGGTAACGGTTCCGACTGGTGCTAGATGGGTGATTGTGTAAATGTTCGGGATTAGCGCATTTGCTCAGAGTCCGTATGCCTCACTAGGTGGGGCTGTACTGTTTGGCGATGCGAGTGTTACGGCGAGTGCTACGGTAACGGCTAATGCTTTCCGTATCAGGTTTGCAAATGGTAGCGTAACTGGTGAAGCGACTGTAACAGCAGACGCTATTAGGATTCAGAACGCTGCTGCTGCGATTAACGGTACGGCTACGGTAACGGCGCTAGGTGGCATTGTTGCATCAGCCTCAGCGAGTGTTACTGGTCTAGCTACGGTTACAGCGGCGGGTAACGTGACTTATGCTGGTGCTGGCTCTGTCAATGCTACTGCGACTGTCACAGCGATAGGGATTCGAGTTCAGTTTGGCGATGGATCGGTTAGCTGTACTGGTACGGTTACGGCTGATGGTATTCGGATTAGGACATTCTCGGCAGACATTACCGGAGAGGCTACAGTTACGGCTAACGGTGGTGTTGAGTACGAAGGATTTGCTTCTGTTTCCTGTGAGGCAATTCTTAGCTGCGTTCCTAGTGGTGTATTTGCTGGTGTTGGCAATGTAGTATGCACGACTGTATTTAGCGGTAATGCGTTTATTGTGGGTGAGGAATGGTCGGATGTTGCTCCTCAGTCGAATACATGGACACCTGCTAATGCTGACTCTAATGTATGGGTTCCTGTGTCTGCATCGTCGGATACTTGGACTGAGGTTTCAGCTAACAGCAATACATGGACTCAGGTATCAGGATCAACGAATAGCTGGACGAGACAATAATGGCTAAATCAAAGATTATGTTTGGCGAGTGGTTGCCAGATCAGCCCGGAGTTTCAGGGGCTGTAACGGATGCGGTGAACTGTTATCCGGTAGCTAACGGTTATGCGCCATTTCAGGGTGAGGCTAATTACTCGAATACGGCTGGTGCTGATTTGCTAACGAGTTTCGCGGGTCGGTTTGGTAGCGTGATTACGGTATTTGCGGCTAGTGCTTCTAACCTGTACAAGTTTGATGCTGGTGATACGTCACTTGATCCGCTAACGACTACGGGTTACTCGAACATTGAGTATTGGGATGTTACTCAGTACGGTAACAAGATGATTGCTGCTAACGGAGCAGACAAGTTACAGGCTTATGAGCTAGGGGTTAGCACCTATTTCGGTGACTTAGCGGCTGCTGCTCCAGAGGCTCGGTATGTAACGGTAGTTAAAGACTTCGTTGTAGCGGCTAATGTTGCTGGTGGAAACGAGAGTACGGTCTACTGGTCGGACATTAACGATGAGACTGACTGGACTCCGGGTGCTGCTAGTCAATCAGATACTCAGGTAATCCCTGACGGTGGGGATATTACGGGTCTAGCAGGTGGTGAATTCGGTCTAATCTTCCTAGAGAGGGCTATTTACCGGATGACCTATGCTGGTAGCCCGTTCTTTTTCCAGTTTGATGCCATTTCTAGGACGTTGGGGTGTTTAGCTCCGGGTTCTGTAGCTCAGTTTGGTGGGTTGACCTACTTCCTAGCGGATGATGGGTTCTACATGACCAATGGCGAGTCAATGACTAACATTGGCGAGGAGAAGGTAAACCGTTGGTTCTTTGATAGAGTGCAGAGAAGCAACATGAGGTATGCGATTTCTTCTGCTGTGGAACCAATTAAGAAGCTAATTATCTGGTGTTATCCGTTGCAGTCGGGTGGATTTGAGTTATTGGTCTATTCGATACCCTTGCAGAAGTGGTCTTATGTCCAGACTACGGCTGCTGCTATCAATACGCTGATGACTGCGACTGTTACGCTGGAGAATCTTGATAATTACTCAGCAAGTCTGGATGCTTTGGTGGTTTCGCTAGACGATCCTCAATGGGCAGGTGGTATTTTGATCTTTGCAGGGGTAAGTGGTCAGCGAATTATCACGTTTGGTAACTCTAAAAAGACTGCGAGTGTCGTATCGGGTGATATTGACGTTGGCAGGTCTACGGTACTGCTGGCAAAGCCGATTGTGGACGGTGGAAGTGCGTCTGTAGCGGTAGCGAGTCGGGATTTGTTGTCAGATCAGGTACTTTTTGGCGATGCGGTAGCTGCTGACGCTGAGAATCGGTGTTCTTTGCGGTCTAATGGGGAATATCACCGTATTAAAGTGACTGCTACTGGTACGAATTGGAAAACATTGGTTGGAACTGAGGTAGAAGTTGTGCAGCAGGGTACTCGATGAGACGTATTCAATTCCAGACGTTACCTGTATTTGGTGGAGACCAGAGACAGGTTGCTGAGGTTGTTCGTGGTGCTATGAATGGCAAAACGAATAACACCGGAGAGGTTACGTTAGCTACAGGGAACGCTACTAGCACTACCCTTTACGATGACCGTATAGGCTTTGACAGCCTTATATTCTTCGTACCCTTATCTGCGGCTGCTGAGGCTGATTCAGCACCTTACGGAGCGTTTCAGGACACCACAGACCAAACCGCTGCTAATACGACAACTGCCTATGCTGTTACGCTTGATACGACAGACTATAGCAATGGAGTTTATGTTTCTAATAGTTCTCGTCTTAATGTCAGGAATTATGGAATTTATAACATTCAGTTTTCTATTCAGCTAAAGAATACGACGAACGACTCTCAGGATGCGGATATTTGGTTCAGGAAGAACGGAACTAACGTAGCGGGGTCTAATAGCCGGTTCTCGATGCCAGCGAGAAGAAGTACAGGTGATCCTAGTCACTTGATTGCTGCGATGAATTTCTTTATGGAAATGAACGCTGGAGATTATGCTGAAATAATGTGGCGAGTAACTGATGTAGGTGTTTCTATTGAGCATTATCCTACGAGTACGAGTCCTACAAGACCAGCTGTACCTAGTGCTATTGTTACGCTGCATTATGTAGCACCATCAGCAACGACGAACCTGTATGTTTCTACACAACAACAGGGTGAAGCAACTATTACACATTGGGCAAATGCTACAGCAGACAAAACTTACGGATATATCGTTGTCGGTTGAGTTCCGATACATACCAGTCGATCAACTAAGGAACTGGTGGGGAACTATTAAACCGGGATTAGAGAAGGTAAAGACTCGGAGTCCTGAGAACTGGATTGTTGAGGACGTTTACACGGACTGTTTTAACCAGAAGGCTATGCTGTGGGTGGTCTTAAAGGATCAGCATTTCGCGGGATTCTTTATCTTGCAGCCGATTGGTAATGAGTGCCATGTATGGGCTGCTTGGACGTTAGAAAATGATTATCAACTGGTAGATTCAGGGTTAAAATACATAAAAGACATGGCTCGTCAAGCAGGGATGAAATACCTGACGTTTTCGAGTCATAGGCATGGATGGCAGAGAAGGGCGAGAGCATACGGTTTCCGTCCTAGACGATGGATTTGCGAGGTGTGATATGGGTGGTGGCGGCGGTACTCAAGAGAGTAAAACAGAGATCAGCCCGGACTTTAAGCCGTACATAACGTATAGCTTAGGTGAGGCTCAGAGGCTCTATAAGGGTATGCCAGAGGCTCCTGAGACCTTGGCAGTATCTCCATCAGCAGCGACTCAGCAAGCTCTCCAGATGGCTCAGGAACGGGCTATTGGTGGTTCTCCACTACTACGGTCTGCTCAGGCTGAACAACTGGCTACGATTGAAGGTCGTGGCGTTAATCCGTTTCTAGGTGGGGCTTTGGAACAAGCTAACCGTCTAGCGGGTGAACAGTACACACGGAATATTCAGAATCTACAGTCTAAGGCTTCGTCTGCTGGTCGTTATGGATCGGCGGCTATGGGTCAACAGGCTGGAACTTCTCAAGACATCTTTGCTCGTGCTTTAGCGGAACAAGGTGGTCAACTAGCGTATTCGAGTGCTGAAGCTGAGAGAGCTAGACAAGTTGCTGCTGCTCAGGCTGCTCCACAGATGGCTGCTGCTGACTATGCTGACATTCAGCGTCTGCTTCAGGTTGGTCAAGGTCGTGAGGGTTACGAGCAACAGGCTATTCAGGGTCAATTGGCTGCTCAAGACCTTCCGATGCAAAGATTGCAACGTGCTGCGAATGTATTCTATGGTGCGCCATTGGAAACGACTACGACTTCTACTCCGCAGGGAGGTAAATAATGGGTGATCCGGTAACTATGGCGATGATTGGTGCTGGCGTAGGTGCTGTCACTAATCCTAAGAAGCCTCTACAGGGTGCGTTGTTAGGTGGTGCGTTAGGTGGCTTTGGTGGTGCTGCGATGGGTGCTGGTAACGCTGCTGCTACTACAGCGATGAAGGGTGCTGTTATGCCCGCTGCTGGTAGTGCTACTACGATTACTCCGATGACTGCTGGAGCTACATTCAATCCTGCTGCTGGTGGAACAATAGCAAACTTTTCAATGCCTACGATGCCAACTTATGCGGCTACTGGTGGATCAAC